TATGCTGTTCGTAATTCTGATGGTAGTCAGCGTCCTACTGGTCAACAAAATTAATCTCGTTAGGTAGGGTAAACCCCTACCTTTCTTTCAACTTAGGAGATTAATTATGACGATGCAATATGATGTAAAAGGTACGCATTTTAGCGGCTCAGGTTTAGCAGTTTCTGGTCGTGTACGTCTTAAAAATTTAGTTTATTTAGGAACTGGCACGGCTGGTAGTATTGATTTATTTGATACCACTACTGCCCCTGTTTCTGCTACTTATGCTCGTTCTGGATATACAGTAACAGTTACAAAAACGGCACACGGTTTAACTACTGGGCAAGCTATTGGCATTACATATGCCGCCGCCTCTAGTGTTGCTGCTGTTGCTGGAACTTACACAATTACTGTTTTAACTGCTGATACCTTTAGTATTACAGATCTTAATACTGGAACTATTGCTGGCGGCACTGCTTGCGTATATTCAACTGGTAAATTTTTAACTAGTTACAACACAGGCACCGCTGTTCAGCCATTCCAAGCTATTTTTTCTGGCGAAGGTATTTTGGCAGAAAATGGTATCTATGTTGTAGTAACTAATATTAACTACCAGACTATTCAATACGGATAAATAATGACCGAGCCAATCAAGACAGAGGGTTCTTTTAATTTAGCGGGTCGGAAAGTCATGATTGGTCTTCCTTCCTACGATTACAAAGTATCTTCTAAGCTAGCTATTTCGCTAGCTTCTTTTTGCGTACAAGCAACGCAACACGGGGTTGATGTTCAGATTTGCAATATTTCTGGATGTTCTGTAGTTTCTCGTGTTCGCAACTTAATTGCCTCTGACTTTTTAAGTTCAGAATGTACTGATTTAATGTTTATTGATTCAGACATTAACTTTAATGCTGAAGACATTTTCCGCTTAATGGCTTGGAATACAGATCCTAAAAAGGGTATTGTTGCTGGTATTCCAGTTGCCCGTAAAAAAGGTCAGGTTTACTTTTCTACATTAGATACAGAAGATGACCAAAGTATTTTTATGGACAAGATGGGCTTAGTAAGAGCTAAGCGTGTAGCTACTGCTTTTATGATGATCCGCCGGGAAGTATTTGAAAGCCTTAAAGAAGCGCATCCAGAGTGGGTTTACCATGATGAAAAGAAAGTTGGCGATGAAATGATCGCTTTCTTTGATTTTGCTTTAAAAGAAGGCACTTACATTGGTGAAGACTACTTGTTCTGTGATCGTGCCCGTGAGCAAGGATTTGAGGTATGGATTGATCCTACAATCAAATTAGGTCATATGGGAACAATTGAATTTGAAGGATCATTTGGTGAAGAATTCCTATACCCTTTGATTCGCCCAGTAGACTCAAATAAGGATGCCGCATAATGGCTACTAAAAAAGCTCCCTCTCTTGCAATTGGTCGTGGTGAAAAATTACCCGTATCTAAAGGTGCTGGTTTAACAGCCAAAGGTCGTGCTAAGTACAACGCCGCTACAGGATCTAATTTAAAAGCTCCTCAACCAGAAGGCGGATCTAGGAAGAAATCGTTCTGCGCTAGGATGTCTGGCGTTAAAGGCCCGATGAAAGATGAGAACGGCAAACCTACTCGTAAAGCAGCTTCACTAGCACGCTGGAAATGTTAAAATGAATGACTTAACAATTGAAACTGCTCGTGAATTAGCTACCCATGCTAATGACATACAGCATTTACAGGCTGATATGGATAAAATGGTTCAAGAGATGTCTGAGATTAAAACAGCCATTCAAGGTATTGAAAAGACATTATCAGAAGCCAAAGGTGGTTGGAAGACATTGGCCGCTGTTGGTGGCGCTGTAAGCCTTATAACTGGCATCGTAGGTGTCATTATTGGATATTGGAGTCATAAATAATGCCAAGCAAATCTAAAGCACAAGCCCACTTGATGGCAGCAGTTGCCCACAATCCAGCTTTTGCCAAGAAGGTGGGTATCCCAGTTTCTGTTGGGAAAGATTTTAACAAAGCCGATAAAGGCAAAACATTTAGGAGTGGTGGCATGGCTAAGAGCGATATGAAAGAAGATATGAAGATGGACAAAATGCAAGATAAGGCTATGATTAAAAAAGCTTTTAAACAGCACGATGCCCAAGAACATAAAGGCGGTAAAGGCACATCCCTTAAATTAGCTAAAGGCGGTACATTCCGTGCTTCTGCTAATGGAATTGCTCAAAAAGGTTTAACTAAAGGCACACAAGTTAAAATGTGTGGTGGTGGCATGATGGGCAAAAAGGGCAAATAATCATGAAACGTAAAATGCGTAAGTTTGCTGAGGGTGGATTAAGTTCTGCTCAAGAAGAATGGTTAGGCGGTGCTGATCGTACCGATCCGTACATTCTGGCTCGTATGCGTTCTGCCGTTCCTGATGAAAAAAAGTCACCAGAATACAAAGATGAGTCTATGGGTGAATTTACCACTAGACCGAGTGAACCAGTTACTAAGACTGTATCTCAAACTAAAGTATCCGTTACAAAGCCTAAACTGGATTCTAGTTGGGATGACAACTCTAAGATTCCATCTATGCTTGATACCCCTAGAAAAATTGAGACTCCAGCTGAGAACAAAGCTCGCATGGAAGCTTTAACTAAAAAACAAGCTCTCATTGATGTTGCTCCAGAGGATTATGTTACTCCGGGTGGTATGCTTAAAGGTATGCTAAAGGGCATTACAAGTAAGGGATTAAAGAGCTATACGGCTAGAGAAATTTCCGATATGACTCCTAAGATGATTGGCAGAGAAAGCCTTAAGTTAGGTAGAGAGCCTTTAAAGCTTGGTATGAAAAAAGGCGGTTCAGTTAAGAAAATGTCCAGCGGTGGCAAAGTGAAGTCAGCTTCATCCCGTGCCGATGGTTGTGCAATCCGTGGAAAGACAAGGGCTTAATATGGCTAAATCACCTGACCAAATAGTAGCAGATATTGATCGTATGCAAAACGAAGAAGATAAAGATTTACTTCCTCGTGCTGGTCGTGCGATATCCCGTGTTGCTAAAAAAGCCTACAATGCCGCCACTAGTAAGGGTGAGGATTTTGAGCCAAAACAAACTGAAGAAGTTTTGGATAAAAATGGAAATTCTTTTGGCACAATGCCAGAAACAGATGCAGTAAGATCTGCTAATTCAATTTATGTTCGTCCTTTGAATATGGGTAGTAAGTCAAAAGCCACTAAAGCCTCTGAGTATAAAAAAGGTGGAACAGTGTCTTCTGCCTCTAAACGTGCTGATGGTTGCTGTGTCAAAGGAAAGACTCGTGGACGCATGATGTAATGGATGAATATACTGCCGATCCTAAAGAAACTGAGCGTGAAGCTCAAGACAAGCTTAAGAAAATTAAGTTCAATCAGGCTCGTGCAGAAGTGTCTAAAATTGCAGATGAAGTAAGGGCAGAAAAAGCTAAGGCAAATGAATACACAAAAAGCTATAGTGGTAATACTCGAGGTGGCGGTGGTGGCGGTGCTAGTGATCTTGACTTTGCTGGTATGGGTATAAGAAAACCTAAACCAACATATAAGTCAGGTGGAACAGTGAAGTCTGCATCGTCAAGGGCTGATGGATGTTGTATTCGTGGAAAGACAAAAGCATGAAACCAAGTCGTGGAATGGGCGCTATTATGCCTAGCAAAATGCCCAATGGCACTAAAAAGGCTCGTAGGGATAATACTGACTTTACCCAGTACGCTGAAGGTGGAGAAGTGGGTTTGTATGCAAACATTCATAAAAAGCAAGCACGTATTAAGGCTGGCTCTGGTGAAAAGATGCGTCCTGTTGGATCTAAGGGTGCGCCTACTAAAGCGGACTTTATTAAATCTGCTAAAACAGCGAGGAAGAAATAAATGAACTTTGCTATTACTTGGCTACTAAATATCTTTAAAAAGCCTGAAGTAGAAGTTACTTTTGATAAAGCTTCTATTACGGCTTGGCCTTTCCCTGTTCCAAAAGAAAAACGTAAACCACAGGTTAAAAAAGCCACTACACGCAAGACAGCAGTTAAAAAAACTGTTGCCAAAAAAGCTACCAAAGTTGTTAAAAAGGCTAAATAATGTCTACATCTGGAACTACAACATTTAATCTTGACTTAAATAACCTTGTTGAAGAGGCTTTTGAGCGTTGTGGTTCGCAGTTACGTTCTGGATATGACCTTAAAACTGCCCGTAGAAGTCTTAATTTAATGACAATTGAATGGGCTAATCGTGGTATTAATCTATGGACAATTGAACAAGGTCAAGTGAACTTAGTTACTGGACAGGGCTTATATCCAATTGATAGCGATACTATTGACTTATTGGATATGGTTGTTCGTACAAACAATGGCTCACCAAGCAATCAAAACGACATCAATATTAGCCGTATTTCTGAGTCCACCTACGCTACTCTTCCAAATAAGTTGACTACTGGCAGACCAATTCAAGTATGGATTAACCGCCAATCAGCTCAGAGTAATACTACATCTGTCACCTTATCAGCTAACATTAGTGCGACTGACACATCCATTACCGTAAGTGATGCTAGTCAATTAGCTAGCGGTGGTTTTATTAAAATTGATAATGAAACTATTGGATATGCAAACGTAATAGGTAATGTCCTTACTAACTGTTATCGTGGTCAAAACGGCACTACTGCAGCTTCTCATTTATCTGCAGCAGCTGTATCGGTACAAAATCTGAACTCAATTAACATCTGGCCAACCCCTGATGCAGGCGGTGCTCCATACACATTCATTTACTGGCGTATGAGGCGCATACAGGACGCTGGGAACGGTGCGACAGAGCAGGATATACCTTTCCGCTTATTGCCTTGCATGGTGGCTGGATTAGCCTTCTATATGGGTCAAAAGATTGCAGAAGCCCAACCAAGATTACAGTTTTTAAAACAGGAATACGAAGAGCAATGGTTGATGGCATCTACCGAAGATAGAGAAAAAGCGTCAGTTCGCTTTGTGCCAAGGTCATTATTCTATGCCTAATAAGTACAGTAGCGGTAAATACTCGATTGCCGAATGTGATCGGTGTGGACAGCGTTTTCAATTAAAACAGCTTAAAAAGCTGGTTGTTAAGCAACAGATTAAGAACATTAAGGTTTGTCCTGAGTGTTGGGAACCTGATCAGCCACAGTTATCACTGGGTATGTATCCAGTAGACGACCCACAGGCAGTTCGGGAGCCGCGCCCAGATACTAGTTATGCAGCATCTGGAGTAAGTGGATTGCAGACTTCAAATGGTACTGGTACCAGTGTTAGTGAGGTTGGGTATCAAGGAGAGGGTAGTAGAGTATTCCAATGGGGGTGGAATCCTGTTGGTGGTGCAAGTAGTTTTGACAGCGTTTTAACACCAAATTATTTGATTACAACCTGTCAAACTGGTACAGTAACAATAACAGTTAATTAGGAGCAAATTATGTCATTCAAAAAAGGCGCAAACGGAATTGAATCTAAAGGCAAAACCGTTGGTAAAAATTTAGGCGATTCAGGTCCAACAGCAATGACCATGAAGGGAGCTAGTAAAAAGATGGGCGTTAGCTCTATGGCTATGAAAGATGTTGGTCGCAATCTAGCCCGTGTTGCAAACCAAAAGAAATCAGGAAGAGGTCGTTAATCATGACTAAAGCTAAATCACAACCAAATATGCCATCTGAGAAGTATCCTTTGGGTAATGCCAAAGAGAACAAAGATGCCAGCAATTGGTCATATAAGTTTCCAAAAAGCTCTGGTACATCCAAAGATATTGGTGTCTATGCACAGCCTGGACCTAATACTCATGAACTTGGTACTGAATATGTTACTGATCCTAACTCAATGAGCGCTAATGAATCTACTCCTGGTGGTATGCCAGCCCGTAGAGTAAGTGGTGGCAATATTACTCGTGGTCCTAAAGCCGAGGGTATTACTATGCGTGGTTATGGCGCGGCTACCAAAGGCATTAAATCTCGTGGACCTATGGCCTGATGAATTACACGCAACTTGTTGCGGCTATTGAAGCCTACGCTGAAAACTACGATACCTCCACTGGGGGGTTTGTAGATAATATTCCTGTGTTTGTAAAACAAGCAGAACAGCGTATTTATAACACCGTTCAGATTCCAGTATTACGAAAAAACGTTACTGGAAATTTTAGCTCTGGAAATCAATATTTGTCTTTGCCAGACGATTATCTTTCTACCTACTCAATTGCCGTCATTGATACAAACAATAATTACAACTATCTTTTAAACAAAGATGTAAACTTTTTGCGAGAATCATTTCCAGGAGTTGTATTGGGAACTAATGCATACCAAGGAACTCCAGGCGGTTTACCACAATATTATGCATTATTTGGGTCACAATATGGAAATATTAATGAACTTTCACTGATTGTCGCCCCCACGCCAGATAGCAACTATGTGGTAGAAATGCATTATTTTTACTACCCACAGTCTATTGTTACTGCTGGAACTACTTGGCTTGGTGATAACTTTGATACTGTTCTTCTATATGGCGCATTATTAGAAGCGGCTTCATTTATGAAGTCTGATAACGACACAATTACTTTCTACAAAGATCGTTATACAGAAGCATTGTCTTTACTCAAACGCCTTGGTGATGGTCTTGAGCGTGGTGATGCGTACCGTGATGGTCAGACTAAACTTAATACCAACCTTAAAGGAAATGTCGTATCATGACAATCCAACAAGGTCAGTGCACAATATTTAAGCAGAACTGCCTAAGTGGTAAAGAAAACTTTACCTCTACTGGAACTACTTATGTTTATAAGATTGCTTTATATACGGCTAATGCGGATTTATCTTACGCAACGACTGCATATACGGCTACTAATGAAATCACTGGTACGGGTTATACGGCAAGGGGTAAAACGCTTACTCCGATAGTTCCAGCAAACACAGATCAAACAGCCTATGTATCATTTAACAATGTTGTTTGGAACCCCGCTTCCTTTACCTGTAGGGGTGCTTTAATCTATAATAGTACGACAGGTGCAGCAGTTGCAGTATTGGATTTTGGCAGTGATAAGACAGCAACAAGTACATTTACAATTACTTTCCCAACGGCGGACGCATCAAACGCCATTATTCGTTTTAGTTAAGGAGTTTTTATGAGCATTGAACAATCAAACTTTGGTGACAGCGCAAGCGCATCAGTAACCCGTGGCGCACAACATGAAGAGACTTTTGGTATCCAAGGTTTCTATGACGTTAAATGCTACGATTCCGAAGGCAACTTAAAGTGGGAAGATAAAGCCCCTAACTTGGTTATGGCTGTAGGTAAGCAAGCACTATTTGACTACTACTTCGGCGCTACTGGCACTGCTGGTGGTACAGCTTCTGGTGCGAACTATTTAGGTCTATGTGGTGGTACAGCTACTTATGCTGCTGCTGATACTATGGCTTCACATACTTGGACAGAAGTTGGTGGCACTAATGCTCCAGCTTATACAGGTAACCGCCAATCAATCAGCTGGACTGCTGCTACTTCCTCTGGTACAACACCGTCAAACATTACCTCTAAAACAGGTGGCGCTATTACTTTTGCTATGACTAGCTCTGGCACAGTTAAC